GTTGACCCGCCATCACATAATGATTTTTCTTGCTTTGATAATTCCACTTTCTCCATTGCTTACCATAGATAGGTCCTAAATCACCCCACTTCTTTGCAAACTCTTCATCGGTTTTGATTTTGTTGGTAAATTGATCCTTTGTTAATGGTATAAGTTTATCTGAATCGCTGAACATAGATTCAATATGTGGTTGTGTTCCGATAATGTCACCAGACCTATACCCATCAATGATTTCATCTACTGCTTTAGTGTAGTTTTTAAATGCATCACCATCCCAAATGTGGCAATCGTAATCCAATAGAAATTTGATGTTTGTATCTCCTCTTAAAAACCATAGGAGTTCGGTTACAATTGAATTCCAATGCATCTTCTTTGTAGTAAGTAATGGAAACCCTTCACTCATCTTATGGCGGATTTGATGTCCGAATTCAGATATAGTACCTGTTCCAGTTCTATCTTTTTTTTCTACTCCAAACTCAATAATATCGGAAAGTAGTTGTTGGTATCTTTTATCTAATGTATTCATTTATTAGTCTATAATGATATGACATTCAATCCCATCTTCACTGTGGAATATCCATTCAGTAAATTGAAGTGTTTCACCATCGTCAAAAGTTTCCAAAATAGGGTTTTCCTCAACAAATGTGAATCTTCTACTGTTATTAGTTTTTGGATTATGAATGTAGAATTGTTTCTTTTGACTAGGGAATGATTCAGGATGTATGCCTCCATCTGGCATAACACAATCTAAAAACATTGCGTGTCCATAGAAAGAATTATGCTCTTTTTTCCATGTAAATTGTCGTATATGATATATGTAATCCATTTTGTTAAATTAGTTTATTTAATGCATCTAAAAATTTATTAATTCCTTTGCTATGATTCGCATCCCAGTCATCCGATGCACCACTATCGCTTATGTATTTATACGAAACGAAATCGAAACGATTTAGTTTACATACTTTTGCGATTGAGTATGCTTCCATATCAAAAACTCCGTTTGGATTCATCTCAAATTTATCTTGAGTTCTACACACTTCCCCATCACCAAATGTTAATACAGATTCTTTAAGTTGAGAATGAGTAATTTCATCAAATGGAGTTGAATACTTTTCTCCAAAAGGAGTGTCCATATCCTGTTGAACAAAATGTTTACATTCAACAAGTGTTCCAACTGGTAATGTATTTGAACCAGCAGAACCATAATTTATTACCAACACATCATTTGAGTAATTTCGTATCTGTGATAATACTTGCGTTGATTTGATTGCTGCATTTACTTTACCCACACCTGTGTAATATACATCTACGGAATTTGGTATTATATCCTTTGGTAATTCGGATTCCAATGCTACAAATAGTATGATTCGTTTATCCATTGTATTGAATCAGAGAATGTACTGGCTTCCCACCAACTAGAATTTCACCATGTAGGTACTTCAAATCAATTAGTACAACTGCTCCTAACACATTGTATCCTGCCATAGTTAATAGAGTTTCTGCTGCTTTCAATGTTCCACCTGTTGCCAACACATCATCGATAATCCAAACATCACCACTTCCAGCTTTGACCTCCAACACCTCATTACCATATTCTTTGGTAGAATCAATTGACTCAACTGGTGGAGGTAGTTTACCCGCTTTACGAATAGGTATAAATCCACACTCATTTATGGTTGCAACTGCCGAACCAAATATAAATCCCCTGCTTTCAATACCAGCAATCGAAACATTTTCATCTATAAACATAGACATGTCATCGATTGCTGCATTAAACATATTTGAATTTGCGAGTAACGGTGTAATATCTTTGAATAGGACACCTTCCACTGGCCAATTGACAACATCTTGGATATAATCTTTGTAATTCATTTGATTTTACCTGTATTATTTAACTGAAAGAATTTTGAAGAAATTGAACATTCTCCATCCCTGCTTATCCAAATCAAAGACCGTGATATTATCACTTACTATTGGATTACCTTCTGAATCGGTTTGTGGTGTTTTGTTTCCCTTCGGATGAAACTCTTCTGGAATGCTTGTAAGCATTTGAGTACAATTCATAACTCGTTCCGAACCATCTGCTTTGATAAATGTAACTTCAATTGATTCGGTCTGTAACCTATCAATCAACTCTTGTTTTGTAATTTCTAACTCTGCTATCATATTTGTTTTATTTTGTTTGTAAATTATTCCTCATCAGGTTCAATCATAGATTTAAAAAGTTGAGTCAATGGCAATGATAAACAATATATTCCAATTGATTCTAAAAAGTTTAAATCGGGTACTAAATCCGATAGTAATGTTGCGTAGGATATTGCTAATCCAACTACAACAGTTATTAAAATTACATGCAGCACTGCTCTTATTCTATACATCATAACATATTTTTTATTTTATCAAATATAATAATAATTTATTAAAATTACAAGTCAAAAGGGGAAATTTAATTCCCCTTTATTAGTTTACTTTCTTATAAATTCCCTTTTTCTGTTGGGACTTTATGGTCTGTTTAGCCATTCGTTTACGATTGGCGGTTTTACGTTGTCTGTTTGTCATTTTCTGTTTCTGTTTTAGCTTCCTGAATTAGATTCACGAATACATATTCATTTGTTTGATTACTTTTTAATATCTTTTCACAATTATACAATTGTTTTAAAAAAGTAGTGGCTTCACCTTCTATTGAAATTTTGAATTTACTGAATGGTATTCGTTTTACCACTTCGTATAATTCTTCTCCAACGGTTAATAGTTCAAATTTTCTCATTTCCAAAATATCTGAATACCCAATATACTTGCTGCTAATAATAAACAGATTAATGTTTTAAAAGTCAAAGGTTCTTTAAAAAGTAGGATACTCAAGCTCACAAAAACTACAATCCCAATACCAAACCCTATCAATCTGCTAGGCCATAGTTGTCCATTGAAGTGATTGACAAACCCTTCAACAGATTTAATGTAGAACCATGCACATGGAATTGATATTAATAGTAATATAATTGGATACTTATGATACCAACCATATTTTACACTACCTTGTAGTTGTAAAAAACTAACTACTTGTCCTAATATACCAAATATAAAACCTTTTAATAAATCATTCATAAACAAATATAACAAATTATTATCAAATACACAAGTTGTATATGATTATACTAAAAGTATTTTAGAAGTAATTAGATTGAAGTATCTTCGTCATCCCATATATCTATTACAGATATGGCATCGTCTTCGTATATTTCTTCTTCGATTTCAGTTAATGAATCGTATATTGAATCCAACAATTCATGTTGTACTCCGTCATTATCTATATCTTTTAAGTCTTCCTTAATACGATTTACGATTTTTAATATGTTTTCTTTCATAATGATTTTTCAATAAGTATATCATTTAATTAAAAACATTAAATCTCTGATTTCTGCACACTTTTCATACTCTTCGATTTCCATAAAGTATTCCATTGCCAGATTCAGAGTTAAATCTAACTCATCTCTTTTTGCAATTAAAACAATGTTGTCAGATAAATTTGATATTAATAATACCTGTATCGATTCTTCATCGCTCTCTAATAGTATGCGTATATAACGGAGTATTTCGGAAAATATTATGTACTTATTTTCCTTTATCCAAGTCGATAGAGATTGGTTACCCAAGTCTATGTGTAATATAATGGGTTCTCTGCTCATGCAAACAAATGTTCCAATCCGTTTGTATTTGACCTTCTTAACTGAATATCAATCTCGGAGTATGTTGTCACTTCTTTAACTTGCTTCTTATACCACCAATACAGGTCTTCTATCGTACCCTTACCTCGTTTTTTGCTCATTGCCTTATCCCACAAATCAGTACCGAATTCGGATTCCAATTCCTTTCTCAAATCATGTAGGATTTTCAATTCGTTTTTATGAGCTTCATCCATTAGCTTTAGAGCCTTTACTCGCTTCATTCTCGCAGAATCCTCTGCAGCCATTCTACGGTTTGCTTCATCAGTTCCAATGTAATTTCTGTACGCTTTATCGTACACATCAATTGCTTCTTGTCTAACTACTTTTACTTCATCAAACATATATGAGTAATCGTAATCACCATTTCTGATTTTAAGTAAAAGTGGTGCTTTAGATGGTAGTGGTTTGTTTTTTCTACCTTTTGTCCACCATCTGAACGGATTATATCCCATAGTTTTTAAAGTTTTTCCTCAACAGATTTTTTCTTATCCTTCTCACCGTAGTATTTACTAACTACATTTGTTATAAAAGAAATACTTTCCGAATCACCAGTAATAGCATCGTATTTGTGGTATCTTTCGGCGAATTTTTGTAATCCCAACTCATCCAATTCTTTATGGATTTGTAATATATTACTTACATAACATCTGTTAAATCCCATTATCAGGCATCAAAGTATTTCTGAAGTGCTTTCAATCTATCATCTGCATCCACCAACATTTTCAATGCTTCTTCAGCATTGTTATAGAAATCTGTAGTAGAATGGTCACCAATGCCAACACCGGTGTTTCCCAATAAATCTAAAGTTAGTAATGCTTTAGCTCTATCTGCTTCTGCTGATGTTTTTAACATCAAAATTAAATTTGTATTCATCATTTTATCGTTTAGTATTAATCAAACCATTGCGAACGATGGGTTTTTACTTTTATCGTACTATCTTTAAATTTAGGATTACCACCTAATTTAATTTCAGCATTAACAATTTCTTCCATTTTAGCTTCATCACCTGCTTTACCAATTTGTTTTGCTCTTTTCAATTCTTCAGTAGTAACTTCACTACCTTTGGTAGCGGCTAGAAATTGCTTGGTATGGTATGTATCTAATGGTTGAGTAAATTGTTTTAAGTATTTAGCCTTCGAATCTAAATATTCAAAAAAAGAATTTTCATCCAAAGAATCCATCTCTTTATCTGTTAATTCATTTTTAGGGTCATACTTCATATCTGTTTCTGCGCAATATCGTTTGAAATAGTTTCTAATAATTCAACTTCATTTTGAAAAACCGCATTTTCAAATTCATCTCTACTCTTTTCAATAGCAGTTTCTACTATCTTAATTAATTTCGATTGATAGGTTTGCGGAGCCATGTGTGTAAATGTAAATTTATGGTTTGTGATTGTAATACCATCTTCCCACACACGCACCCAATACTCCAATTTTTTATTAACCAAAAAGTATCTACCGGTAAGCGGAGCCATCTTAATATCGGTTTCGGAATGAGTACACAAATGTGTAATAATATCCAAAATCAATTGTTCTTTTGAATTTAATTTGTAAGATGGAATTAGTTTGTTTTTTATCCAATTCAACATAGTGTTATAATTTAATGATTAAAGATATGATGGTCCGTATGTACTATAACGAGCAGTTCCATCCATAATGTTACCTCTCGCATGCTTTGCTGGTGCTTTCCAACTGGCTGGTTTTAACAAGTCACCTTTCTTAATTGGTGCACCTTTTAAATCACCATCAACTCTACTGATGAATCCCCAACAGGTTGAACCTGTCCACAATCGAAGGAATTTGTTACCAACTTCCAACACCAAGTGTGTAGGAGTTAAACTACTTAAATTTTTTGCGTAATACGCATCGATGTCAGCGTTTACTTTTTTAATAAATTCAGAAACGGCTGGATTGTTCTGAAGATAATCTAGGGATTTTTGTGTCATTACTCTCATTTTATTAGGGGGTTTAGGTTTTAACTCTCACTACTCTGTAAAACTACAAAAAAAACTTGGTAATTCCAAGTCTTTTGTTAAATTTAATTTAAGTATGCGTAATCACACGCTGCCACAATTACTTTGAGGTTCTGCAAACATTGAGTATCTGCATTTGAAATTGCACCTGACAAATCATTATCTACTACCGATTCAACGAAACTACCACCCCGTATTCCTTTACCATCTCTTGTCATCATTACCGATGCAATGATATTAATGATATGGGGATTGGTTACCTCATATTCCAATGCAAACTCTTGTGCTGCTGATTGATACTGATTTACTATGTCCATATATTATTTTTTATAAAATTGATAAGAGTATAAAGTTTTACGGTCATCATCGTCAAGTTCATGCTCTACGATTACCGCTTCATTGCCAACAATTTCTTGCAGTTTATTAAAATCAACTCGTCTTCCAAGTGGAAATTTGAGAAAGTTATTATTAGTACCGAGTACTCTATCTACTACAAACGAACCAATTTCAGTTTCAATTTTTTCAATTACTTCTAAAGAAAAATACATAGTTTTAGGGGTTTAAAGTTTTTGTATTTTTTCCATTACATCTGTTACATCCTCTGGTCTTAAATATCCAATCACATCGGAAGTAATTGGTGTATCATAGCAGATACTACCATCTTTGAGTACTGCCAACTCATACAATCCTATTCTACCACCATAGCTATATGCGTGTCTAACTACACTAGCACCATATCCATTATCAAAATGTTCTCTAGCCATCTCCCCACCACCAGGGTATGGTTGAAAGTTTAAATCTTTAAATGTCTTCATAACTTCTTCTCTTTCTATTTCCTCTAACTTTATAGCAATTTCTAAATCTGTTAATTGTTTAGGTTTTTCAATAAACTTATCAAAACCATAACCACCAACTGTAATCTCTGAACCAAACTCATTTACAGGAATTAACTCAATTTTATTTTTCATAACTTTATAGGAGTTTAATTAAGCGTTTTCAAATATGTAATCTATTTCCGTTTCATTTAAGGAATCCACTAGCTCTTCCAATTCATCAGCTGCTTCTAAATTAGCAGAACCTGTCAAATCAATCTGGAAGTTAATCATTTCTTGCAATTGGAAAAATCGTTGTACTCTATCAGTATTCATAGTATAGGGGGTTAAAGATAATCGTATCGTGAAGCTTCTAATTCGTAATCGTACTCAACTGCGTTATCCACATCCCAATCGTAATCATGGGACTCCTCAACAAATGTGGAGGTTTCTCCGGAGATGGTATCGAGTCCATCCCAGCACTCCTGGTCGGTGATAGAACCATTCACATAAAGAGCAATCAAATCGTTTAATTCAGTATTCATATTTTTAGGGGTTAGTAGTATCTCTCTCATTACCTTACAAACATACGAAATTCCGCTGAATAATCCTAGCACTTTCTCAAATATTTTTTAATTTATTTTACCCATTCCATATATCCGTAATCAATGGCATCTAAATAATCTGAAATGTTTAGATTATCCCATCCACCTTTTAATTCAGAATCTACTTCTAAATGCCTGTGTGCAAACTCCATTACTTCGTATAACACACCAGTTTCATCGGCATTGAGAACAACATAATCAAAAGTTCCATGATATTCAGGATATTCATCACACATTTTATGTTTGAATAACCAAAACCATTTACTTAAATTATTCTCTGCAACTTCTTTTGTCATATTATTATAATTTATGTCCTAATTTTTGATTTATTGATTTCATGTGTTTGCAGGGTTGGTATCTTCTAAACATCCTAGCATCACAACTACAATCTTTGATTACCCAATCTTTAACTACCACTTTGTAATACTTCAACTTACCGGTTTTTTTATCCCGCGAACCCATTTCATTATAAAACCATTCCATAGTATATTATTTTAGAGTTTCGATAAATTTGTTTTGATTCAGTATCAATTCATCGGATAGATTAAAACAACTATCCTCCGTCTCAAAATACTTTTCTTTAGGGATTCTACCATTTTCCGATAGTGGGAAGTACAAAAATTTGGATTTCAATAGTGTAACAATATCTTCTCTATACAATTTGAACCTCCTATCACAAATGGAATCGTAGTTATTCATTTTTGTAGGTGAACTGATTACAAAAAATGGGATTTCGATACCCTTGTCCAAACATTCGGAGAATATTTCAGCAGCATTGGAAATTGCTCTACCCAAAAAGCAAGAATCAATATAGTGACCTTTGTCCTCTTCGAGTATTAGTACTTTATCACCTTTTTTGACAACCGTATCACAATTGTAAGATGAACCAAATACTTTCTTACCATTACCAATAGTAAACCCACAGGTTTGGTAATACATCCTCCTAAAGGATTCGTACTGCTCTCCGATAATATCTTTACCTGCTTTTTCTGAATCTACTCTCCAGCGTTGGTAGGATTTGTCATAGAATTCGGAGTTGAATAAATTTTTGAAATCTTGAATTTCCATAGTTTGGGGGGTTAAAAGTTATCTCTCACTAACAAATTAAATGTAGTAAAAATAATTCACAATTCCAAGTTATCGATTAAGTTTCTTTATACATTCATCAACCTTATCTCGCAACATTCCACCATTACCCCAATCACCACTAACCTGTACATGATGCCATTGTGGGATACCTAATGATTTGTATTCAAAGTTTAATTGCATATCATCGATAGAAATCCAATTGGTAGGTTTGAATGATTTGACCCATGTCTCAATCTCGCATGCCCTATCCCATTGGCCAGATGAACTCAATTTCTTTTTAGGATTGAAATGGGTTGTGGTATCTAATAAGTTCCATCTACCAATACCATAGTATTCGAATATCATAGCCAAATCGGGAAGAGTATAATGCTTCCTCCAATCAGATGATACTACTAATCTAGCATCGGTTTGTTTTATGATTTCACTCAATGCATCGCAATTCTCCTTATCCCAAGGGTATGGTATTGTAAACTCGTGTGCGGTATTTTTCATTATCTTAACTTTACCATCTCCCCAAGTTCCCCAAGCTAATGGACCATCAACATCAATGAATATAATTTTCCCTTCCATCATTTGTTACCAAGAAGATGTGTAAGAAAAATCAGCAGGATAATAATCTCTACCCTTTTCATTTACTACTTTTTCTAGCAATACTTGCTCTAAAATTTCAATAGTATATTCAATATCTCGCATATAGTATTCATCATAATCCGTTCCACCAAAGAAAAATCCTTCAGTTGTTGGCAGCAATTCATCTGCTTTCGATGGGTTTTCCTTTACTTGCTTACATACTTCTAGCAAATTTATCAAATCGGAAACTTCCACATAGTATTCTCCGCAGTTATCATTACCATCCTGAACATTATCTACGAACCATTTGTGAATGTGGTTTGCCTTTCTCCAATATCCAGCTTCTTCTACAATGTACTTTACTCTTTTTGGTTGTATGTGTTTTACTGGCTTTCCACCTCTGGTAATCTCCACATCATATCTTTCTTCCGGAGTGTGATGCTCCCAATTTTGAACATAAGTTTTTTTGTTCAAATACATATCTAGTCCCATATCTTTATTTTTGTTTATTTTTCAAAAACTTATCAAGAGCATCAAGCATTCGTTGTACCGGATAAGTACCTTTTTCAGCAGGGTCCCATAAATGATAATCTTCACAAGCAATGTAGTAGAATTCTTCCAATTCACTAACTGGCATCATGTTTGTAGTTTTAGTTTTCATAACTTTATTTTTTAGTTTTTAATTAATTTGTAAATTTAAAAAGGAAGAGGGGACAATTTGTCCCCCCGTCCACCATTAAACTATTACTACCACACAATAGTATTTTCAGGTTCTTCGTCCTTAACCTCGTTGAAAAGTGTTTCATTAGAATCACTTACAATATATTTTTGAATCAATTGCTTCATAAACACTCTTTCAGAATCCAACCCACCATCATTAGAGAAGTAAGGTAGGATTGCGATTTCCGCTGCCTCCATAAGTGAGAACCCATCGTAAATCAACCCAGCAGCTTCCACATTGGTACGGGTAGAAATCATAGTTGAAATCTTACTCGCATCCGTTTTAATCAAATCACGAGTGGTAGATGCAATCTCTGCCAATGCGTTGAGTGAGTAATCATCTGCTTCAGAATAGATAGTTTTTAACAATTCGTATTCTGATTTCTTATCTAGCAAATCCATTTCGATAGTTACAAATCGGTCCATCATAGCTCTATCCATGATGCGGGTAGATGTGTATTCATTACCCACGTTAGCCGTAGCGATAAAGGTAACTCCTTCAGCAACTTTCACAATTGGTGAACCATCTGCCTCATCCAATCGTAGGTATCGTTGTCCTGCATCCAACACAGTCATTAGGATGTTCCAAGCCTCTGGGTGTGCTCTACTCAATTCATCCAATAGAATGATTGCGTTTGGAGTTTTGATTGCTCTAACAAATGCGGATTCTGAAAAGAATGTACCCTTAACTTTGTCGAAGTGAGTATTACCAATTAGGGTTGCTCTCGGGTCTTGTGTTGCTCCCAAGTTGAAGTAGTAATCAGGTCGGTTAAGTGATTTAACCAATGATTGAGCTGCCAATGTTTTACCACATCCAGTCGGTCCAGTCATCATAATGTTCTTACCTCTAACTGCTGAACGAAGTAGATACTTCCACTTCAATTCATCCATAAACAACCCATTAGGTTTTAGTTGGTAACCTGTGTTGTGGATAAATGATTTGAGTGCCTCATGTGTTTCAAACACTTCATTTACCGATTCCGCTTTGGTTTCTTCAGTAGAATGAGTCATTTTTTTGAACTCGTCAATTTCAACAAGTTTGTAAGTTGTTTTGCCAGATTTGGAAACATAACCACGAATGGCTTTGTTTTGGTCAAACGCCGTTTTCATACGGGTTTTTGTAACACCTGCCACTTTTGTAGCAGTTTGGTTATCAGCGGTGAGCATTGCGAATGTACGTCCTACTTTGATAACTTGGTAGATTTCATTAGTGAAACCTACAATAACATCGGATTTTCTTTTGGTAGTAGCCATAATGGTATATTTAAGTGTTTTAGAGTTTAAATGGAGAACCGTTCCCTCATTGTTTACACAATATATGAAGAAAAATCGGTTTTTCCAAGCGTTTTAGATAATATTTTTTTAATTAATGAGATGTGAAAATGGGGAATTTCACCCCAAGTTCACAGGCTTTCCGAGCCATTATTTTTGTAAGAATAATTCGTTCATTGTTCTGGCAACATCAAACATATTTGCTACATTTACTGATTTTGCTCCCTTGCCATAACATTGTTCGAAGATTCTCCAAGCTGCAGATTGTTTAACATCACCATGATAATCACTAATAAAGTAAGATAGAGTCTTAATACCTGCTTCTTGCATTTTATTAATCTGCTTTCTAGTATGTTTAGCAGCTGCCATCCCACCATAGTTAATTTCATCATCATTTCTGTTAATGGAAAAACAAGGTTCACCATCGGAGAAGTTTAAGAAATATGAATCCGAATCATTATTAGATGGAATCAATTGCTTCTGAATTGCTTCGAAACACAAACCTTCTGGTGTGGTGTTGTTTGCCTGTAAGATACTCATGTTCTTACAGAACTCTTTGAAACTTTTTTTAGTAGAATCATGTACAAGTGCGATATAAGGTAATCCACCATAACTCGAATCCGTAGAACGAATCGATACTTGCACATTGATGTTTCTTGCCATCTCACAAGCTTTAACAATCGCCACAGTCGAAGTAACTGCTTTTCTTAACTTCTCACCACTCATTGAGCCAGAGTAATCGATTGATATGTGTAGGTTAGCTTTCTTATACTGGTCAACCTCACGAGTGTAAAACACGTTGCTGTTATCGTATCCCAAAGAAGCAATCATTCTACCATCAATCTTACCTTTAGTCAGTCTGGAGTAGATGGTTTCACGACTCTCATTACGAACTTGCAATTTCTTACCCAACATAGTTCCTAATACAACACCACTCTTAACTTCTTCTTCTGCCCAACGATACGCTTTCTTTGTACTCCAATCCAATGAACTGAATGGGAATGATTCATCATTGATTAATGCTTCAGTTAGATTTTTAACTACAATACAATCTACACCCTTTCCAATAGGTCTACCACGCTCATCAACATACTCATTACCAACACGTACCATTTCAGTGCCTGATTCGTTTATGTTTTCTAATTTTACAAGTTCACCTTTCTGAAGTTTTTTCTTTCTAACTTTATTGTTTAGAAAATCCTTCTGTTTTTGGAATTTGTTACTCAATTGTTTGGATGCAGATTTGGTTGGTTTACCGTTGGTATCGGAATCGGATGATTGAGAATCAGAATCACTATCTGAATCAGATTCCTCTCCTTCGATACCTTCGGAACTGGCATTCACACCACCTTGTTCATCTGATTTCTCATCACCACTCTGTCCACCACCTTGTCCTTCTTCTCCATTGGAATCATTACTTTGCTCACCATTTTCTCCATTGGATTGTTCTGATTCTGATTCAGAGATTGGTACATATTTAAGGATTTCAGACATCACATTAATTGCCAACATAAATGCATCTTCGGTGGATTTTAATCGGCCGATGTTTTTCAAATCAATCATACGATAGATTGCTCTCAATCCTTTCAACTTACTCAAATCAGTTTTCTCATTGTGTAAGTTAATGATACGGAACATATACGATTCAAAATTCTCATCAGTATACTCATCTGAAATAACACCTTTGGTAATTACTTTATCATTGAAGTAATAATCGTACATAGATGTATAGTAATCTCTATATCCAGGTGCAGTTGTAAATATATGATAATCAATTCTTCGGTCCTCAATCCAATTGGTTAGGTTACCAATTAAACCATTAACTTCATAAGTTAATCTACCAT